GTACGAAGGTAAGGAAGCAGCTAATAGGCATCCCCTTGGGCTTCTCTCCCGCAGCTGGAGCATTGCTTAGAATTGGTGAACTAAACATAAACCATTCTTTGCGTAGGTAGTCTTGTAGTCTGCGACTATGTGCCGCATCGGTAGCAAAGCAATCACAGGCACGTTTGAAAGCATCATCAATAGATTCGTTAGGTCGGCAGTAGTGTTTATTTAATAATTCTTTTGCAAAATCAAGCATTGTATTCCTCTAAGATCATTTCAAGATAGTGAATAGCTTTCTCAATATCCTGTTTTCCATTTTTATTTTTATGCCGACATACATATTTTATAACATTAGCTTCACGATAAGGTAAATTATTTTTTACTATAAATTCAATAGGCTGGATAGGCATAATGTAATGCTCACCACCAACTTGTTTCATAGTGTAGTGTCCACCATCGTTTTGCTTAATCATATTTTAAACTCATTTGAGTGTTATCGTTAGCAGCGTCTTTGATAAATACGCCATGTTCGTTCAAGTATCCTGTGCGGTCTTTAATGTCTTCCCAAGCTACCGCGAAACATTCATTCAAACTTGTGTGTGTTAGCGCAGCAATATTAGTTAGCACTACCAGACAGTCACCAACATCATCTCTAATGTCCCTGCCCTTTGCAATGTTATCTGCAAGCTCCCCCATCTCACTAACAAGTTTTAGAAACTGTTGGCTTGGTGTTGAGTTTGTTAAGATACCGCGAGAGCGTGACCAGCTAATTACATTGCGTTCATATTCTTCTAAATCGTAGTGTGTCATATTATCCCCTTAGTGTGTTTCGGCCCAAGACTTTCCAATAGCAGCTGTGCCTCTAATGGGTATCCTAAACTTTAAATGGTTAGTAACATCGTCAAAGCTAGTCTCAGCTATAGTAGCTACGTCTTTAGCAATGGTTTCGTCACATTCTATCTGTACCTCATCGTGAACATTGAGAACAAACTCATACTGCTCACCTGATTTGTATTTAGCTTTTAGATTTCGGTCAAGAAAAATTAAATAATATTTCATAACCAGAGCCCCAGCCCCTTGGAGCAAGGTGTTGAGTGCCGAATGAGAGCTCCTAATATGGTAGGGAGTTCCGTCCAGCGCCTTGATAGTTTTAGTAGTCTTGTAGACAGTTGCAACCTGATCGATCAGTAGCTTGATAGCTGGTGTACTCTTAAAGAATCGTTCCTTAAGTTTCTTACCTTCTACCTCAGAGCCGTTAATTATCTGACCAATCTTGCCATCACCAGCCCCATAAAGAAATGCGTAAATAAATGTTTTCCCAGTATCGCGCGTAGGTAGTCCAGCAGCTTTCTGGTTTACGCTGTGGATATCGGTTCCGTCTTCCTTCTTGCCACTGTCAACAGCTTTGCCATACTTCCCGTTATCGAACCTAGCCATATAGTGTGATAGTGTTCGTAGCTCTAGGCCATCAGCATCACAACCAACCAAGACCCTGCCTTTAGGTGCTGAGAATAGCTCCCTAGCTTCGTGTCCCTTGTAAGCCCTCTCGCTTGGCACTTGGGCCATATTAGGGTTTGAATGCGTACACCTACGGGACACTGCGCCTAGTGTATTAACACTTCCATGAATGCGTTGATCGTCTTTGACCATTTTCATCCAAGCATTCTTCCCTTCTGCAAGCTGGCCGATTAGCTTAGTGACGTTAAAGTAATGTGCTAGTATCTTTCCCTCTTTGAAGTCAAGTTGCTCTAATACTTTCTCGTTTACAATAGGCGTATTGTGTTCTGTAAACTCAGTTGGTTTCCAGTTGTAAACTTCCTTTAGCCACCGTGCGGTATGTTGTCTGCTACTAGGATTATAATGGATATCAACATAGCACCCCCATTCACCAGCCTCATTGAAGTGGTAGCCTAGGTTTTCTTGGTTAATCAAGACTTGTGATTTCTGACCATCTTTCTTAGTAGCTATTTTAGGATAGGTTTTAGGCATCCAAGTTTTTAGTGGTGTAAATACTTTGAATAGTTCTAGCTCTGCTTCGTCAACTTCCTCTAGGAGTTCAACGTGTAGCTTCTGAGCCTTCTCAATATCAAACCAAACTCCGTACTTCTCTTGTCTGTTGATGATCTTAGCAAACTCATGCTCAAGCCACATAGCCTCATCAGTTAGTCCACGACTCTCTAATTTTTCGAGTAGAGCGTATGTTACCTCAGAGTCTTGTCGGCAGTATTCAACCATCTCAGGTGTTAGTATATCCCACTGTTCCTCATATTCACCTTTCAGCTTACGAAGTCTATAACCCCAAGCCTTTAGACCGTGACCACCTTTAAACTTAGGTGGTATTGATTTACGATTAGCGTCTGCCATCAACATATTTGGGTAAGCTAGTCGGCTCATTAGGAGTGTATCCAAGCAAGCTTTGTATGTCCACTTAGGAAATATTTTTTCAATAGCTGGGATATCGTAGTTGATAATATTGTGACCAATGATAACATCAGCTTCGCTTAGAACAGCTAGACCTTGTTGCAGCGTACCATCAGACCCTTCAATATTTTTAGACGTATATACTTTTGTAGCACCATCATCGACTTTGATGGAAATACAATGGATTTTTTTTAATTCGTAATACAGACCATTAGCTTCAATATCAAAAATCGCTCTCATCGTTGCCCTCTGTCTGTTCTATCTCGAACTCTTCATCTAGTTGGTGGACGATACCAGTGTCTTTGTCGTATAGAAAGCCCACTGTCTTGCCCGTAGCGGCCCCACTGAAACGATCCTTAAGTACCCTGATAAGCCCCTTGTTGCGTTCTATGGGGTCTTCGTGCAAAGTGTTACGCTCGATACCAAACATCGCATAGGCCCACCGCATGATAGCCCTAGAGCCTGTAAACTGCCCTTGCTCCGTAGTGCCACCAGCTTCGTGACTTGGCCCAGATTTAGGTGGGTTCAAGTGTGATACTAGCAGCACCCAAATGTCGAGCTCTTTTGCAATCCCAGCTACTTCGGCCATCAGTGCATCCAAGTTCCTACGTTCATCTGTAGCATGGGCATTTAGTGCAGTAAGGTTATCAATGTAAACAATACGACATCCGTAGTTGTGGTACATATATCGTATTTTATCGCTTATAGTAGTCCAGTCATTACTGCCGAAATTATCAAACATAAACAAGTTATCTTGAAAGCTTGTGACAGTTGCAATTAGCTTATCTTTGTCTGGGTTAGCATTTGGTAAGTGGTAGTGGATACCATCAACCTTACCAGCTGCCCGTAGTAGTGTTTCTTTAGTTGATTGCTCAAGCATAAAGGTAGCAACTTTCCAGCCCTCTTTTAAGTCAAAAGCTAACTGGCTCATAACGAAGTCTGTCTTGCCTACACTTACACCAGCACCAACCACAACAACCTCACCAAACCGTCTGCCATACAACATACTCGTTAGTTTGCTGTAGCAATACGGAAAGCCAATTTCGATAGGCTCTGCGACTGAATCAATTAAGTCTAAAGGTCGAACAATGTCATCTGGTTGGTATCTCTCAGCATTGTAAAACGCATTCACAACACCAGCTTTACCTTTGTAGACCAACACATCACTTGCATCTTTGTGATCTGGGTGACGTATAATACGCACCTTGTCAGCAGGGAGAATGGTTACGCATTCTGCTACTGCTTGTCTACCAGCTTCATCGTTATCGAACCAAAGATAAATTTCTTCGTGTCCTGTTAGCCATTTTAGTTGTTGGGCTATCTCTTTCTTAGCTGAGTTACTACCGCCTTTAACGCTAACAACAGGATATTTTCCATCGAATGCTGTTGCGACTGATAAGGCATCAAGCTCACCCTCTGTAATCACAACCTTCTTACCTGTACCACCCCATAGCTGTTGACCGAATAGAGTTGCATCCTTAGTATCACCAATAAACTTAAAAGTTTTGTCGGGATAGCGTAGTTTTTGTGCAACAATTTCTTTTTCATCATTGAAGTAGTTGGCAATGTGGCACATAACTCCATACTTATCCTGACCTATACCATAGCGATACTGTCTGGCAATAGTATCAGGTATCTTTCGCTTGGCTAGTGCCTGATATTCGTATGTTAGTAAGTCCATTCTATTGCCCCTTGTCCTAGTTGTTACGGTAAGTGTCGCATCGTCATCCTTTGTCCACTTACTACAGGCAAAGCAAAAATGGGTTCCGTTTGAGTAGCTGGCATTAGCATCTGAGCTGCCGCAACTACCGCATGGGCCGTGATGTAGGAACTGACTTTCTTCATTAATCATACTCATCCTCTTCAACAAAAGAATTAACTAAGAATGTCTCTTCATTTAAAAATTTATCATAACCGCGTAGTGCTCTATCATATGCCTCTGCCCTTGTTAGGCTACTGTCCTCATACATTAGGTCAGATACACGATCACGAATGTAGTCCTGTTTATTCATCATTTAGCACCTCAATTATAACGTCACATCTTGGATTCTCCTTATCAACACCACCAAATTCATAGCGTATCTCGCTCACGAAATGGTAGTTATCATCCTCAAGGATATTAAATTCAACCAAAGCATCATGGGTAAACTTTGTGACTACGCTTCCCACATTATCAATATCGAAGGCTCGTTTAGTTGGGTAATAAATTATATACGTCACCCGACACACCCCCACTACTGGCTTTAGTTTTCTAATAACCTCTGCTACTTCAATTTTAAACAGCTTCTTTAACTGGTTGTTAAGTTGAAACTGCCAATTCCTATAGCCGTTGAGGTTGAGATAGTAAGTTTTCTTTTTTACTAACCCAACCTCTAGCTTTATAGGCACACTAAATGCCTGTTTCTCCACTAGAAATCTGTTTCTTCATTGAAGTTATGGTAGGATTGCGAAGTGTTGGACTCAAAGCCGTCCTCTTCCTCGAACCCATCATCGTTGCTACCAAAGCTAACAAGCTCAATGATCTGCATTTTAGTCCAAATCATACTAATGCCTACCTCTTTGGTATTTGCCATCGTGTAGGGATTGGCGTAGGCAGCACAGCGAATGATCGAACCATTACCAACTAGCGGCACAGGGCTCACAACCTCTTTCTTAGCGTCCACAACCACAACACGGTCTTGTTGGCCTGTCTCTGAGCGTTTGTCGATATCTTTCAGCTTGAGCTTTAGGATAATCATACCAGTTGGTGCGCCATCTTGGTCAAACTCAGGTGTGCTAACAGCCCTTGGTTGATACTGAGCACCTTTAGCTCCCATCGACTCTTTGGTTTCAGCAAGCGCCACATCGCGTAGTTGCTCTAGTTTATCCAAGAAAGCCAAAACGGAAGGGTCGTTTGGGTCACACACCAATGAGGTTGAAAACTCACCATCTGCATTATATTTACGATCAGGTTCTACTACCTTACACCACATAGCCTTACCTTTAGGTGTTACTACGTTCATGCCTTTTACTGCGAAAGGTTTAGTTGGTTTCATAGCCATTTGTTTCTCCTTTAAATAGCTTTAAGTTCTTATAGTATAAACTACTATAGTTATCTTAGTAGTAATAGTCAAAATATCTTTAAGATTCTTAAAGAGAGTTCAACTAGAATGTCGTTTCTTTTAAAGTTAGCTAAAAATATACTCACTTTCAGTAACTTCATTTAGGTTTAGCGTATTAATCATTATACTGTCAACAGGTTTTTCGAATTTAGGATGGACTTGATTAATAAACTTCTTTAGAGGCTCACATTCAAATAATTCAATATATGCCTCACGAACTCGTTTGTTTAAATTCTCAACAAAAGTAATAGGAACACCATAGCTATCATGTATTAGGTGAAAGTCAATACAACCATCTGCTTTTAATTTAGCTACAGTATGGGAAAGCAAAGTTGCGTCAAGACTATGGATGAAATTTGGTGCTATACCATTAATCATTTTAATCTGATGTAGCTCAGTTACTGCTTTCCTAATAGACAGTTTACCGATTGGTGTGGTTATCCTTTCAAGCTTTGTATTGTGTATTTTCTGTAGGACAGGAAAGTTTGTAATAGGTGTGGTAAAGAATACCCACTTACCGTCCCTCACAACGTCCTGTGTGACCTCTTTGAGATATTCCTGACCTACCCTAGCTCCTTTCACTACATCCGCTATAGCGCGGTCGTTGAGCTCTGTAAGAAGCTTTGCTACTAACCACGTTTCACCTACCCAAAATCTCTTATTATCATTTTCCATATCAGATAGTTCAATTTTAAGTTGTTCGTACATCCCAAAGCGGGTGACTGAGTATGGTTGGGTCATTGTATTACGTTTGGTTAGTTGTCGAGTGATCTTACCCTTGATACTATCAGCAATAGCTTGCGTTGATACCTCATGTTTTATTTTATCAGAGGTTTTATAAGATAGCGTCTTTGGGTAATCACCAGCATAGAGGTAGCCATTTACTTTCTTAGCTACTTGGTCATAGATATCATTCCTATCCTTCCCAATTACATTAACAGCCTTTGCACCATCAGCATCCCTAAGTAATCCTGAGTATATTTGGATACCACTACAGGTAGCGTCAAGAGCTATTGGAATATGTGAGCGAAAACTAACACTGTCCGAAAGATAATCGCTATACTCAAAGCACCAAGCGAGGTAAAGATAAGGATCGTCAGCGCCTTTCCAATACCGCTGTCCTTTGATCGGGTCGTTAGCGATTTCTCTGATTTCATTAGTTTTCTCCTTTATCTTTTGAACTCTTATATCATATGGGTCTTTGTCGAAACCAAAGCAATTAGCCCCATGTATTAGAAATAAGCGTAGTTGTTCTGGTGTTTCAATCTTGTAGCCCTTTTTAAATTCCAACAGCGCCTTAACTTCTGACCCCCCTTGTGGCTGTAGGTGCTGTTGGATTGGATAAACCCTGCCTCTAAAGTCATATTGATAGCTGAAAAAGAATTCCTCCTCTTCTAAGTATTCACGGGCATTGAATAGAACCAAATCTAGCATAATAGCTTTACCCATATTAGATAGGATTAAATCCTTTTGGGTTTCAATATCCTTGAAGTACTTTCGCGTCATCTTCTTGTCTTTAGGCAGTCCTTTGTAAGAGCCTTCGGTATTTATCTCCCCATAGTTGTGGATGTTAATAAAGTCTTCTGGGTCTTTCTTCTCGTTATAGGGCAACTTTCCAAGTAAGTAAGGATTGTTAGGCATTGCTTCGGGATCAAGTATGTTATCACGAAACACTTTATTCATCACCCCATAGACCCTACTATTAATACGCCAAGGCGTTGATTGCATAGTATTTAGCAAGTCGTAGACCGCAGATGTATCAGAGTTCTTAAAGAAGCCTTGTAGCAGAGCCTTAGAGCCTGTACGGCACTTAATGATTGGTAGTTGGTAGATAGCTTTGTTGTGATAACCACCGCTTCCATCAAACGATACCCAATCAGTTGGCTTAACTATAAGTATTGGAAACTTACGATAGTCTGCTAGTAATTTCTCCCTAGATTGCAAGACCATTCTAAAGCATTCTTCGGTGTAGACTATATAGTGTGCTCTCCTCCCTTTGCTGTAAACTACTTTAGTTTCTATAATGTTACTACCACTTTTTACTACTAAGTCTAGCAATGTGCCAGCTAGGTAGGTTGTAACATCATCTAAATCAGAATCGACTAAGCTTGCTTGGCGTTTGACAATCTTAATTTTCTCACGCCTCCTAAAGGTTTCGCTCCTAGATTTAAACCGTTTGTCAACAAAAGCCCCAAAGGTGCTATCATCACGATCAAGCCTACGAACTAAAATGCTATCGTAGATTGATCTATTTATTTGCTTGACAAGGGATATAGTAGGAACGTGAACATCACGGCTAATACTCCTGACAATAGTTGCAATAATAATAAAAGCTAGGTCTTTAGGTGATTTGTAGAATTCTATAGCAACAATATCACGGGCAATTTTCATCTTACCTCTGATATCTCTATCAAAATATTCCATAATCTTTTCGGCTAGTAAGTTAATGCTATGAATAAGGATTAAGCGTCCCTCTGCCAATTCATCTGCTTGACCAGCCTTAATTCTGCTTTTGATTTCCTTCATTAACCTTTCGTAGCTATAGTCATTTGCGTCCATCTCAAGCTTTAGTTGTCGGTCAAGTATGTTAAGCATAAAGCTTACCTTTCGAAGTCTAACTTATATTGCACACCATCAAGTGTGAAGGACATTACACTATGGCTGTAAACACGATGTGTATTGTAGGTGTAGTAAGTCTCATTGGTGCAATCTCCTTGCTCCTTACGATAGCCAACAATGACATTCTCTGTCCTGTTAGCGTCAGCTGCAAACATACCACCAGCTAGAGCACCGAACGCAGCGCCGTTATCCTGACCCGTCAGACCCTTGCCAAGCAGTCCACCTATGATAGCCCCGCCTAAAACATCACTACCCCTTGTCTGGCGCTTACGTTGCTCGTAGATAGGCACATCAATCTCTTTGCATATCCGCTTAGTCCTTGGTGTACGCTGCTCCTCACTCTTATACACATGGTGGACTGATGTTGAGCCCACAGGTTCGGCTAATATAGGTGTTGTTAGGCCCATTACAATAGCGATAGGCAAAATAACTTTAATCATCTTGTGTTCTCCTATTCAAATCCATTAGGGTATTTTTTATGTTTAGCTCTGATATAATCACCAACTAAACCGCTTCTTACGATATCATTTTCGTTAAAGTAATTGAAATCAAACCGACTTGGCATACTTTCGACTACTTGTAGGAACTTTTCGACATTCTTTTCAGAAATCTTAGTAAAGTCTCGTTGCAGTATATCACCACATATTACAATCTTACTATTACTACCGATTCTTGTCAAAACTGAGTCAGCTTCGTGGGCTGTTAGGTTCTGGAATTCATCGACAATAACAATACTGTGATCTATCGTCAAGCCCCTAATGAAACTGGTAAGCATAAACCTAACGCCATCATGTTTCACTAGGATTTCATAGGCATCGTCCCTATGGAATAGTTCGCTACAGATTTTCTTATATGGTAGCTCGTAGACCGCACCCTTTTCAGCTTCAGTACCCTTTAGGAAGCCAATGTCCCTTGTAGGCACTGCACTACGAACAATGACTATCCGCTTGTAGCCACTATTATTCTGCATATCTTGGAAAGCTTTATACATAGCCATAAAGGTCTTACCAGTCCCAGAATATCCTAGTAGTAATTGTGACTTATCTGAAGCGTAGTTTTCAAAGAACAAGGCTTGGTTAGCTGTTAGTGGGTCAACCTTATACAAGTCCATGTTAGCGTCATTTAGAGGGTTGCGAGCTTTTCTAAGTCGGGCCATTTTATTTCCTTACAGGTAGTAGTCCATTTCATTGTATTCTTTAAAGAGTTCGATAACTTCCTCTGGTGTTTTGCATAGAATCATAATCCTATCAAATGCACCTCTGTTATTACCACTAACATCGACATAATAGCCGTTGTCTAGTCGCTCGACTTTAAAGTTCCTACCAACTCTTGATAGTTTGTCTGATATCTTTGTGTAATTATTCATTTTGATAGTCCTGTGCGTTTGATCTTTTCGTAGCAAGAAATAACTTCCTCAGACATAGTTTCGCCTTCGTCTGAGATAAATGATGATAGTAGTATTCCCTCACCATCACACACAAGCTCCCTAGCATCTTCCTCTGAATCTGCCTCGACTTCAAAAGCTTCAATAAAGATAGCATTTGTAACCCGTGCAGCAACCTCTATAATATATTTATTCATTTTGTCCCTTTCAATCTGTGAAATCTGTTTCTACTGCTTTGTCGAAATTAATGTAAGTCTTTAAGTCATTGCACATAATACCTCTTGGGCTAACACTAAAGACCCTAGAAACCATGATGTTGTATGCTTTTGTAACGTATAACACAACCTCATCGTTGTCAAGTAATTGGTAGGCTACTGGTTCACTCATCATCACTATCCTTTGTTAGACCAAATACCAAGCACATTGATGCAAGGATAGCTAGATAAACAAACATTATTATCCAAAAGAAAATCCACCACATCAGCACACCCCCATAAGTCTCTCTACCACAACGTGTAGTTTTAGTCGTTTCTTTAGGAATTTAATGTACTTAGCTTCAATCTCTTGGGCCTTCTTTTTGTCATTCACCAAGACGTAGCAAAGTTCTTGGCCGTTACTGTCTGATATAGTGACTTTATACACGGTGTTCACCTCTTGCGTACTCTAAAGCTAGTCTCTTGTTTCTAGTTATAATTACAACAGTACCATCGTCATCATAGACAACATAGGTTTTCTTGTACATTCTCATTTTCATTTTGGTTTACCCCGATTCTTAAAGTAGTATTTACCAAGACGATAACCAACATAGATTATAAAAGTTGTGAATAATGCTTGCTCTATCACCCCCTATTCCTTTTTCTTTCTACTAGCTTCCAATGTACCCAAGAATCTTGGCAGTGGTAATCACCAAATATAGCATCGATTATTCTACAAAGATTGGGCTTGTTGTTCTTTTCTCGCTCATAGTTTCTACCACTAAATGATTGGTGTAGCTCACCCCCAAGTATTACGTTGAAAAGGATGCTTGTTTCTACCATAATGTTTCTTAGGTAGCGGTAGGTTTTTCGTCCAATCATCACAGGGATCGTCAGGTCTAGGTGTATCTTTTTCATTATCATAACTCATAAACTCTCCTCTGATTCTATGCCCTTCATAATAAGCTTTACGAAGCCATATTCAAAGACTTTATGGTATGTTTCTGCATCTAAGTCAAGTGTTAATGTAGCTGAACCATCATCATTATCTATTATATCAGATATTTTAATATCGTTATTCATCCTTTATCTCCTTGCTATATTTACGAAACCTCTTGTTATACGCACGTTTAATCTTTTTTAACTGACCGCTTTTCCAAATCAAAAACCTACGCGCCTTAGTGAGTCCATCATATTCAGCACCGCCTTTCATTGGTATTCGTTTCATTACAATCCCCTTAAATAATATTATAGTGTTAGTAATAGCCCTTTTAGGTTGATTAATGATACTATCGTATTAGTAGTCATTGCAACCCTCTTAGTGCTAACCATGAGACAGGAAATAACTCTCTCATTTTAACACAAATTTGATTAGCTACTAGGCGTGTCTCTTGCTGTGTGTCAGGCTTGCACCTAAGATTACACATATTAGCGAAAGCGTCAAGTGAGCCTGTCCAATACCATTCAGTCATAAGTGAGGCTGGTAGTACCATTCTTGCTTGCTCCTCACATACCCCTAGATTTAGTAAGTATTTATATAAATTAGCTGATGACATATTATGCTGCAAAATGCTGTTGTGTATGTTGCTGCTAAAAGGCATTTCGTCTGAGCTACCTTGCTTCTTATCACCAGCTTTCTTTCTCCATGCGTTAGGACTATAGAATTCTGGGTCATCATCAACGTAGCGCCTTGATATCTCATTCCACCTTAGAAACTTATGCTTGACTAGCTGCCTAGCTACAAAGATGGGTGCTCTTACATGAAAAGTAGCAGCTGCATGGCCGAATGGTGAAAAATGCTGATGCTTTGCAAGATATCCAACAAGTTTATCGTCCTTTGCTGATAGTTGTGGTGGTTCCCCTTTGCTTTCTTGTTGCCAATCGCTTTGCTTTCCAAAGCTTACCCTAGCGGCATTGACTGTTGATAAGTCGCTGCCCATATGGTCGATGTAAGTTGCCTCAATCATTAGAAAGGAACCTCATCATTTGCATTTCTTGGGTCATTAAAGTATCCTTTGGTTAATGTCAATAGATAAAGATTAGTCCCCGCAATGTCTTCGATGGCTTGTAAGTTACTTGTTTCTGTGAACCCAAGTCCATCTAGTAATTGGTTTATATCAAATTCATCAATCATTGTCTAGCCTTTAATATCCTTCATTATCATTAATTTCCATTTGTTCGATTCGTTCAAGGTGCCATTGGTAAGCATCTGTATTCCTGTTTTGATGCTCAACTATAATAGTTTGTGCTACTAATACTATAAGCCCAAATTTAAATATTGCTACTATCAACATTTTTAATCCTTTCTTTTAGCTTTGTCAATAAGTTTGTTAAGTTATCAAAGTCATCAATATTTTCATCACCATTGCTTGCGCGGTATCCATCTGCCCAATTAAAGGTGATTGTCCATCCTTCTAAAGTTACTTCCCTTCCATGAAGTAGGTTGTCCATTGCATGATGTACTAAATAGTCTGTAACTTTAAGTTTCATTAGCTATCCTTATGAGTCTTTACAGACAAAATATACCCAAGTCGCTGCTGCTGCACATAGCGTTATAGCCATGATTATTTCTTCAAATAATGTAAACAATGGGAGCATCCTTATTAGTCTCTCTCATAAGCTCAAGCACTTCTAATGCACTATCAAGCTCATTTATGTTGCCAGCCTGTGCCTCTTGTATTGCGAAATGCACAAACTCAAGGCCCTCTCTAACTATCACTAGCTTTTGTTCATCTGTCAAGTTCATTTGCTTTCCTATGCTAAGTTATATTCGCGTTCCCAAACATCAAGATCACGAAGGCTAATTGTTTCTCTTGTTTCTATTACTTCAACTACTTTAGCTTTATAGACTAGGCATTGCTTGCCCTTGCGTTGCGATATACCCCAATAAGGATAGCCGAATTCTTCTAGCATACCGTTGATTCGTTCGCGTGTTGTGACTGAGCCCCATCCACACATATTAAACTTGACACCATCATAATCACGCCATGCAATCTTATTTTGATGTAAGTAAACTTCGTTGCCTGTGGTATATGTTGCTGCAATCGATTTTGCTTTGCCATTACGAAAGGCTTTGACTATTTCTCTTGTTACTTTACGCATTTTCTGTTCCTTTTGTTGCTGTTAAGTTGTTTAAATCATATTAGCTAATTGCTGTCAAGTCATTTAGTCAAAGAAATTACCACGAATCCAATTATGCTCAACGATATAAGATTTCTCATTATGTTCCCATTTGCCTTGCCCTAGTACTGCCCTAAAGTGTTGATTAGCAGTTGCCATTGCAAAGCCTATATCTAAAGTTTCGCCTTCAAAGGTAATTTCTTTACCATCGACATTGAATTTTGCGTACACCATTTTATTCACCTCTACTTAATTTGCGTTTTATGGCTATTCTAATCAGTGTCAAATGTATAGGCTTTTGTTCCGCTGATGGACTCAAAAGATTAGCCCTTAACCATTCAATACGTTGAGACATAGCAGCTTTTAGATATTTTTGCTTAGTCATTTTTATTCACCTCCATGTTTAAAAGTAATCAATATTATATCTGTTGCGTTGTCAAGTGATGCTGTGGATATATTACCAATTTCAAGTTTAATTGTATCAGTCATATTTTCGTTTGCATGGTCTAGGAAAGCTTGTGCCGCCTTTGCTATATAATCATCATTGCTTAGATCATACTCACGCGCCCAAGTTATGTGTTTGGTTTTCCCGTAGTTATCAAAATGATCTGCCCAAGATGCTTTGTAGCGTGAGCCTTGATGATTAGTAGCTCCTAAGAATACTAAACGTACTAGGTGAGCTCTTTGAATTTCCATTAGAATTACTCCTACTGTGTTTGATTAAAGTTGCCTTATGATGTAGCCCGAAGGCTACACTTTAAGATAACTTAATAGAGCATTGATTAAGGCCAGCTATTGCGTAGATCATGTCCTCCACTTTATCCCCCTTCTCACGATAATATTTTGCTGTGTCCATGTCCCCCAAATCGTAGGCTTTGTGAAATAATTGCTTAAGAGATAATAAGCTCATTAATTGGTCAGCTAAAAGTATTTTGCGTTGATTCGATGATAAAACTACTGCTAAATTTTCCTGTGTCATTTTGTACCCTTTCAAGGTTGCTTGATTAAAGTTGTCTTATGATGCAGCACCTCAACGCTGCACTTTAAGAGAACCTATACACCTAATCCTAGTTTTTGTTTAGTGTAGGCTACAAGGTCATCAACTTCCCAAAAGTCACTTTTCGCAATTTTACCTTTCGGGCTGATAACATATATTGGTGATTCATCGCCTAAAATTGGGTGCTCATAAAACTTATATCCACTACAGCGACCTAATAAAGTTGGATTATGCGACATAAACTTTTGAGCGTTTTCTGATAGTGTTACTTGGATAAATACTGTCATCTGGTAGCCTTTCAAGGTTGCTAGGTTGCTTGCTTCGTTTCGATGATTCTTTATGCCATGCGATGAATTCATTGGCAAGCATTAAAATTCAAATAAATGAAAAAAAAGCATAATTAAATGCTAAGTGTCTGTAATTAAACGAAAAGAAATATGAAAAAAAACCATCAAAAAGCTTGATGATGGTGATGTTGCTGATTCGTTCTCTTGTTCCTGATTCGTTCTATATGACTAATAAGCTTACATTCAGCTTCTTGAATATGTATTGATACATTCAGCTTCTTGAATATGGCTCTCTCTGGTAGACATTCAGCTTCTTGAATATGTTGAGATACATTCAATCTCTTGAATATGTTTAGAATGATGAAAAAAAATCCTCGCATTTCGCAAGGACAATTGAGCGTATAAAGGAACGCGCGCGCGTAGCATGAATGATTCTTTAAGTCAAGCACAAAAAGCATGAAGAAACATATAGAAACATTCAGATATTTGAATGTGTTATTCCCCTAGATCATATAGAAACATTCAGATGCTTGAATATGTCAAAAAGAATCGCTTTGGCGCGTCGAAAAGAAGCGGCACGGGGGACATCGCGCGTTTCATCTCTAATGATACCCACTGACATTTTTTTTATTTTTTTAGAAATCTCACCATTTCCCTTGGTTCTGTCCAAGGAGATAGAGTCCATAGCCAGCAAAGGCTACTGTTACAGCTACGATAAGGAACCCTACGCCCCAAGATATCATAGCATCTATCATTTCTTTTTTGCGGTACTCATGCTTCTCGCGTTGAGCTTTCATAGTCCTAATAGTCTTCTTATAATCTTCAAGACCTTGCATACCATATGTATACATAATCATTACCTCTAGGTCTTTTTTTAGTGCGTCTACTTTCTGCTTTGCGATAAAAGCATTAGCAGCTTCCTTCTCATATGAGCTAGAGAAGCTTTTGTAGAACGGTGGGTCTTTAGCTTTTTCAGCTGAATAGTTGATATCACTTAGAGCCCCAGCGAAGGAGCTAAGAGCATTCGAAGCATCTCTGCCAGCACTCAAGAGTGACTTAATTTGACCAACAGCTGACGAAGCAATAGCTAGAGCGCTAATTGGATCAATCATTGAGTAATGTCTTTCTTTCGTTGAAGTGGACATCGAGCATCGGGGTGGATGTGGTAGGAGTAGTTTCTTGAGGAAGTCTCTTGAGCTTCGTGATACACACAGACCTTCCTAAAGGTATTCACCCCATCTAACCAAAAGTGGTTGTAGCCAACGAATACTAGCACAAGTAACATGGGGTATCCTTATAACTATAGACATCTAACCCAGACTTGTGGAGCTAGACATAAAACCTAGGGTGGGAGTTGTAGTAGTTCCTCTTAAAGATACTTAAAGATACTTAAAGATACTTTAAGATACTTAAAGATTCTTATATACTTATATATCCTCACCCTTGGATTGTCTTTTCATTTGAAGTAGACTACTACGAATATGCTTTTAATCTTTTTAAAGCTGGTTTAGATGATGATTTCTTCTGGTTAAGACTCTTAAAGATATTAGCTCGACGTTTGAGCTCGTCTTCTACTTGCTTCCTCTTATACATACCAAGAGCTATCTCACTATTCTGCTTCAATATACCATACTCGTTCCAGAACTGGACACCTAAAGTCAAGGCATCAAGCCTATCGTCATGCACCAAAGCTCCCCTATCCTTTGTAATATGGGTCATCTGGTAGATAAGCGAGTAGTAAATGTTCTTAGGCTCACTTAAACCAAACTCAATATCCTTCTTTATAGCCGAATAATCGAATACAAGACGATGCTGGTTCATCAAAGGTTCCAAAGAATCTATAATACGCTTCTCCTTTTGGATGTTATTGCGTATTTCTTCTATACCAACTGGGTAAATGGCGTGTAACACAGGCATCATAAGGTTGGTAAACATACCATCACCAAAGTTACTTTCGACTACAATCTTATTAACCCTATGTTCTTTAGCTATTTCACTAAGCTTTACGAGGTTACTTTCCTCATATCCACCCTTCATACCACCAAAAGCTGGCACAAAGACCTTACCAAGGAGATGATTTACTACAGCCCACCCCATTTCATCCTGACCACGACCACTAGGGTCGATAGCAAGTACACTACCTTCATAGCCACCGAAGGCTTCTTGCCCAGAAGGCCGCTGGAAGGTGTCTCCAGAGAAGCCTAGGTTGGGTATATCCGTAACGCTATCGTGGCTCTGAGAGCTCCACAGGAGCTTTGTAGGGGCCTCCATAGCACCCATATCAGTTATGATTAAATCCTTAGTCTTAAGTGGGTACTTTTCAGAGTCACTAAGAGTCGTATCGATCATAAACTGTAGCTTAAAACCACTCCTACCATAGCTCAATTCACGCTGGTACAAGTCTTCCTCGTTAAACCTACTATCAATAGGGGTATTAATCAACATTGGATTCTTAGCCATATCCTCTACTATGTAGTCTGCCAAGCAACCTTGGTAACTATCAGTATTCTCAGGATACCTAGCAGGGTATATACGGGTAACATAGCCCTTATCTCTCAACCTAGCATAGATAGACTCAGAGGTTTGGGGTGTTCCTAGTACAAGTATCTGGGCATTAGTAGTAGTCTGTAGAATAGCCTCGTATTCAGCTACTTGATTCAGTAGGTCTTGCCTACGTCTTTCAGTTGCAGAGTTCTGCTGGCCCTCAACGTCATCTGAGATGAGTAGCGAAGCACGATTACCCTGTAGCTGGGAGGTGATACCTAGTGCCTTGACACTAGGCTGTACGGATACATTGCAACCATTAACATCGAAGGATACAACGGAGCTACGCTGGTCGGATCGGGGCTGTAGGTGCTCAAGAATAGGCATCGTATCGATTAGTTTCCTAATAAATATTGAGATGTTATCTGAGTGATTACCTGACTGCGATACAATCAAAATCTTTTCGTTAGGGTCGCGCAGCAAACGCCATGCAACATAGGCTCCTGTAATCCAAGTCTTGCCAATACCACGCAAAGCTTCTAGCTGTGAGCGCTTGTGGCCTTCCTGCAAGTAATCAGCTATATAATACTGCATACGAGTAGGGGATGGTAGTCGTAAATGCTCCCAAGTAATCTTAAGGAATACCTTAAAATCTTTAATCGCACTTTCTATTTCATGCTTCTCCATAAATTCTCCTTTATCACATAGAGGCCATAGGAGCCCCGTACAGCCCTTCTAGCCTTCTCAGGTAGGTAGGGTTATCTCAGGCTCTCTGATGGCCTCTAGCGGCCCTTAATGAGCTCTTGAAGCAATAGCAAGCATATCATCTACACTGAAGGCATCTGACTTAGACTCTTCAGCGATACGTTTGATTGATTCAGTTAAGCTCATCATCGTTTCAGACTCAACAATGTCAGCTGTGATATCATTGTCTTTAAGGAATCTGATGGCATGGGCTAATATTTTAGGGTCGTCTAGGTTAGCAGCTAGGGATTTAGCTACTAGACCATGAAGACCATTGAGTTCGTCAAGTGATGCTTTGTCTTTAGACATCTTATTTTTGTCCTAATAGTTCGGTTAGTTCGGTAGTCAGTTGTTTTGTCAAAAAGAAAGTACCAAGACCTGTTGTACCAACAGCACGGTTAAGATCAGCCTGAGTAGCTTTTGCATACGGTGATATGTAGTTCATAGCAGTTATTGGAATACTTGCTAAATCAGATACATAACTTTCAGCTGCAAAGAAAGAGGCTTGTTTACCATAGGTATTAAAAATTGGTTCATCAACTATACCTTTAGCTCCAAGATCAATAATATTTGGAAGAAAGCTTGCGTAAGTAGACATAGAAAAACTATTAGCAGCAATACGCTCTGGTGTCATCATTTTGTCTAGCTTTTCTTTATCATTACCGTACATGACATGAGCTTTAGCAATATAAGATACAGACGCAAAGGCTGCTTGATAGCCCCAGTTGCCAAAGGTATCCATCATCTCTTTACCGCCACGGGATATGTCCATAAGACCTTTAGATAATTGCTTGTTGTAAGCAACTAACATATAGCTTTTAAGATTCATAGCCATGTTACCATAGATGGTATCACCAATAAGCTGGCCTTGCACCATAACTGCATTCTGGTCGCCGAGGTTAGCGCGTTGAATTAACTCAGCGTTGCGTCTACGAACACCCATACTCCATTGATGACCTATATTGTCATCCCATTTATCAAGATTAAGAAGTGGGTAGTTAGGATTCTTATCACTAAAACGATTGATTTGAGAAACAATCTTATCAGTCATCTCATTAGTAAATCCAAACTTTCTAAAGTAATCGTAGCCTTTAGTGTTCATACCTTTTTGAGCAAAGTTAAGCATTTTACGTCTTGCAGCAAGTGAGCTCCAATATTCTAAAATAGCTGTACCACTTTTAACCCCGCCTAATAAAGCTGTTGCTTCAGCAAGAACATCGGAACCTCTTTCAAGTTTAGCAGAAAGTTCTGATCCAGTTCTACCAGCTTTACTAATAACCCCTTCAAATAATGTATCTTCCAACCTCAAAGCAGAAATATTTTGGCCTAGTTCTGGTGCAAGACCAACGTGTAGGCTGTTCTCCCAAAAGACTGCTGAAGCATCTTTACCTCTGTAAGCTTTAGATAAGTCTCTTAAAGCTGGTATTGTTTTAAACATGTTAACTACACCGTGGGCATGGGTAGTTTGAGCAAGCTCACTAGCCATAGAAAACCAAGTAGCACCTAGTTTAGCAAAGCGTACTAAATTATTCATTGAACGAACAACACGCCAAGCATCCCCATTTGGATCAGTTTTTGTGCTTTTACCTAAAAGATCAGCCATAGTATTATCAAAGATATCTAAATCACTTTTACCTTTAGAAGATAAATTACCAGATACACCACGCAGTTCTTTTTCAATATTATTGCGTAGTTTTAGAATATCTTGTCTGTTTTGAAATCCTAGTTGTCTAAGAGCAGTGTCACCACCCATAGTTCTACCATATCTGCCCCATAGACTTTGAACATCTGTGTCTAGGAACTTTTTAAGAGCAATAACTTCCCCATTCTTAGTTGTAATAGTCGCATTTAAATCTAATGGCGTTCTAAATTTACTAGATGATGCAAGACCTTTTTGACTAGCTGATTTAGCAGCTTCTGTTTCTGTTTTTAGTAGTACAGCTTCTGCATCCGATAAACCTAATAGTTCTTGAAGCTCATCAATAGCTTTTCGCATGGCATCATCTTGAACAAGATACATTTCCTTACCTGTAGTTGGTGAGGATTTTTGAAACATCCGTTTAGTGAATTGTTCGGTTGCCTTTTTAACCTGTTCTTTAGTCACACTATGACTTAATTTTGCCATTTGAGATTCAAGGCTTTTTTTGACAAGGTTTTTAAATTCAACTCTTGTAAAATCACCAGCATCTTTACTAGCTTGTATTAAATCTTTTTGCCACCTTCTAGTAAGGTAGTCATCTTTTCTTTTAATACTTCCATCAATAAACTTAGGATGTTCGGCTCTATAAAGAACATCAAAAGAATCACCACTCATTTTAGCATTTGCTTGTTCAATTTTTGCAAGTAGGGCTGGGTCAAGTGATCTACTAAGAGGTGTGTCAATACCATAATGTACTTCACCCACTAACCTATAAAAGTTTTCTTGTGATTGTGGTGAAAAACGACTTCTTAGTACTCCCTTACCATAAGTTGTGTTCATAAACTCTAGATATATAGGATCAAAGTTTTTTTTAAAAGCATTTGTAATATTGTCTTTAACTATGTCTCTTGTAGCAGTAGCTTTAAACCCTGCTTCTGGTTGTGGGCCTTTTAAAACATCATGGAAAAGCTGATCCCCAACAGATTTCATTGTTGGTGAGTCTGATTTTGAAAAATGAGAGGTAATATTAAACTGTAGATTTTCAACAGTACCTCTCTGCTTTTCACTAATTACACCAGCAGCTTTTGCATTTATAGAATCAGTAAAATTATTTTTAAGTATTAATACAGATTCTTTATCATATTTAAGTGGATTGTAGATGCCACCAAGAACACCCCCACCTACTACAGCGACCAGCATGTCTAATTCTGTACGCTCTGTAGGAGAGGCTATTTGTTTGACAGTTTCAAAAGAGCCTTCAACAGTACCCATAAGCATGGCACGACCTGTATAGCTTTTGTTCATATTAACAAACAATGAACCTAATTTGCCAGCAGCAGAGGCTTTTTGAAAAGCTGAAAGTAATGGCACATCAGCAAGGTAAGAACCAAACTCATATAAAGTACCCTCAATACCTAGCTCGTCTAAGTATTCTTTATTTACTGTAAAGTTTGTATATTTTTGTTGTAACCACTCACCATGTTGTCTGTTTTTAGCACCAGATATCTCATCATAGTAATCACGCCCTACGTTTTTAAACAAATCTTTATTCTGTTTAATGTCAAAAGATGGGTCTAAATTTTGCATAAAAGCTGTACCAGCATCGTGTACAATATTTAAACCTACACCAGCTAAACTATTATCAGCAAGAGAAGCTGCTATTGCACCTATGCGTGATGGGCTAGGCATTGCCGTGGAACCGTCACCAGAAGGTAATGGCGGTACAGCTGGTATCATATCAAGTACATCTGCCATATTTTTTCCTTATTTTGGCGATTCACCAACTGGTTTTACGTCAGCTGGTTTAGGCTCAGATACTTTTGGAAGAGTAAATTTTGAAGTTTCATCATTTATCCATTGACCATTTGAACCTAATGTTTGAATTTCATATTCATTTTTATAGTCTACACTTTTTCTATTTGTATTATCAGAGTGAATAAGTTTATTATTTTTTCCATAATACTTCATAATAGTTTTATCACCAGTATTATCAGCTTGTACTTTTACAATTTTTTCCCCTTTAACAGCGGTATGTAATATATTCCAATCAGTAGCTCTGCGATTTGCAAGTCCAACGGAAGCACCTGATGTTTCTACACCAGTTTTATATCTATCATTTGTAAAAGTAGTTGTTGTTAATAATGCTTCATGTAAGTTCTTTTGGTTTGGCTTCTCTTTAACAAGTTCTTTATAAAAACTTTCTTTATTATTAAAGAAACCTTCTCCAATATTCCAACCAAGATTAACAACAGTTTCTTTTATTGTATCATCCATACTGGCCCAATTAACACCCGCTTCTTCAATCTTTTTTTTAGCTTTAAGCGTAAAAGATTCTAACACAAAATTAGAAAAATCTTCGTCTGTTTTAAAGGAACTACGTCTAATTGTGATTCCATCAACTTTTTTAAAAGCTTTTGAAGTGTCTAATTTTTTTGGATCGAAATTATCAATATCTTTCCATTTACCCTGCTTTACTTCAATGATTTCTGTATCACTAACTTTATACATTAAACCTTCTGGTACAGTTCCACCTATCATAGTAATATTGAAATCACCAGCTTGATGAGATAAGCTTCCTTCTTTACCACCCGTAAAAGAAGTAAATATTTTGTTAACTAAGGGAGATATATCAGTCCTTTTAAAGTCTTTAAGTTTATTATCCCCATAAACAGCTCTAAAATTTGCTAGTGCCATTTGTGTTTTTGACCCACTTATTCCGTCAGCTTTATAAACTCCTTCATCAGAAGCCCCAGTAAGTTTTTGAATAGCTGTAATTTCTTCTGGTGATCTACCAGATAAAAACAATTCAGAAGCTCTTAGTGCTGTTGGGGCTATAGTTAAAGTAGACTCTTTTCCCATAGTAGCCTTATTTAAAGCTGGTAAACATTGTTCTGCGGTTTCTAATCCATTTTTACCACACGCTTTTACAAGTTCTCTACCAAGTTCAACATTATAAAGAACAGCATTTTTTTGTGTTGTATCAAATGAATATGTATTTGATGCTGTTAAGGTAGGCAGTACTGGTGCGTTTATACCATAAGAAGATTTTTGAGATGTTGTTTCATTAAAACCATCTTTTCTGGGAGTAAAGTCATCATTACCTAATGGTTTTATATCAATCTGTGATTGTGCTTTATAAGTTTGAGCAAGCACTTTTTCAGCTACTAAGTCTGTGAAGCCGCTATCTTTTTTTTGTGCGGCTCCAAACCCTTCTGATGCTATGTGTGAAACACTATGTGCCATATTAATTTCCTGTTCCTGAGTCAAGCTCAATATAAGAAGGACTAGACCCAGTTTTAACCAAGGTATCGATTTCATCTGGTGTAAGAATTGTAGCTTCGCTTCCATCCTCATAGAATACTACCCAATTACCATTTGGATTTGTAAAATCTTGTGGCATTAAAAATGTATCGCGCTGTCTAAATATTGTTGTTTCATTTTCATTATTAACATAATTTAGATTTCTAGCAACTCTTTGATAGTCATCCTCACTTGTAATACTTGTAATAGTATCACCATTTGGTAACTGCCTTTCAGTCCCTTTAGGTATTAAGGTTTGTTTGGGTGCTATCCCTGCTTTTTGTCCATAAGCAGCTGCCCGTATAAAGTTTTGATCTATAGCTGTACTAATCTCTTCTGATAAGTAAGCAGTATCTAAACCATATGCTAACATTGCATCGATTGTAGGCTCAAAGAAACTTCTAAGTTTTGCATTAACAGCTGGGTTCAAATCTATTGTAAAAGCATCTTCATTTGAAGCCATAGCTTTATAAACTTCATCGATATCAGCTGGTTTAGAACGAGGTCTAGTTCTTGTGTCGCTAAAGATTTCAAAAGCATTACCAGTATTTAAGGCAATTAAACCTTGAATAACTTGGTAGTCTTTCATTAAGTTTGCTTTGTTTGCACCAGAGGGTATGTAACCATTTTCTTTAACAGCTTTTTCATAAACTTTAGCAAAACCAAGCATACTTCCTAAGTCTTGCATTGTGCCATTACGAGAAGATTGTAATACATTATCAATAAACTCACTTGATTTAATTTTAACAGGTAAACCTTTATATTTTTTTAGTCCTGTAAAATAAGCATCTAGGGCTGGTAAGATTTCTTCTACTGTTCCGTTTGGTATACTACGGCGTAGTTGAGTCTCTAAATCAGAACTAACCATATCTGCTACACTTGACCCGTGGCCTTTTTCAATTAGTGTAGTCAAACCTTGAATATTATCATTAATAATAGCAGTCCGTACTTCTTTTTTGACATTACGTTCTTGCATAGCTTGTGATTTTTTAAAGTCCCAAGCTTTAAATACCGCAGGACTAATAGCTTCTTGCGACACCAGTTTAAGACCTAGTTTTCTAAAGGCTTCTACTGATGTAGTATCATCTATAAGCATATTTTGAAGGTCTGTAGTACCTTCATTATTTATTTTATTTTTTAAGATATCAACAGCATTAATAACTTCACTATAACCATCTGTACCTTGTATCTGTGGTTGTAGTTTTGTAAAATCCATTACTTTTTGGTTAAAAACTTTATAATCATCCCAAGTAATACCTTTTGGGTTATTGTCTAATGCGTTAGCATAATTCTTAAAACTATTTAAAGTAGCCGTAGCAAAAGTCTGTAAATAAGCAGCTTTGTTATCTTTAAAATTAGAAATACCCCCAGCTTTTTTTAGGATATCATTCCATAAATCAGGTGTCATTTCACCGCTTAAAGCAATATTCTGTGAGATAATATCTGTAATTTCACTACTAAGTACATTATCTTTTTTAGAAATACGTTCTTTAGATATTGTTTTATTATATTGTTCTTTAACACCTAGTGCTTTTTTTAGTAATGCCTGAGAATATGGATCGCTTTTATCCCTATATGGGTCTACAAATTGCTCGTCATATTTATCAAGCATAGTAGAATGGTAATCAATATCTGGATTTTCTACCCAATTTTTATCAAAAGCTAATAGATTATCAATCAAGGCTACTTCGTTATCACGGTATCTATCTTCGATACCTTCTTTAGCAGTTGCACTATAATAACCATTAGCTAAAGTAGTAGCTTTTAAATATAGATCACGGGAGTATTTATTTTTACTATCAGCATATGGAAGAACAAATTGATCTTGTAATTCTGGCAGTAGAACATTTAGGCGGGTATCAAAATCTGATTCTTCCCACCGTGTATTAAAGACACCCTTCTTCTGTTCAAACTCAATAAGAGCTTTATCATATTTTGTTTTATCAAGTTGGTCTTTTAGTTGAGCACCAGCCACAGCAGCTTCTTGAAGGTTAGCAATAGCCCTTGAAAAACTTAGATTAGGTTGAGTTGTAAAATTAACAGGAGTTACCTGTGCCATATCTTTAGTAGGTGTGTAGTTAAATAAAGGCATTATGATCTCCCAACTGTTTTAGCAGTAGCGGCTTTTGCTTGCTGAAATTGTCCAGATACATTACTAAATGTACTAGCACCACTAAAACCAGCTTGAAGTGCTCCTGTAGCAATCTCAAATGTTGACTTCATCTGACTCATTGCAGAAGCTCTTTGTGAGGAAGCTTGATAAACACCAGCATCTCTACTATATTTAGCAGTAGCCATTTTACTACCAAGATCAGCCATAGCGGATTCAGCAGCTTGTTGCAACTGGTCTTCTGCTAAAGCTGCACTCATAGCCACAACGGCTTGCGATTTCTTTGCAGTTTGACCATAGATATTTTTCTCTGTATTAGCAGCTACAACTTGTCCACCAGCACTTCGCCTTTGGTAAATCAAGTCAGTTAGTTGCATACCGATTTGATTATTAACCTCATCAGCTTGAAGTCTAAGCCCATTGAGGGCAACACCAAATGTTTGATTTAGCGAACTTAAAGTTGAATTAAAGTTTTGATTAGCTTGATCTTCAATCTTTCTATTTTGTGCATCAGCGCCTATAATTGATAAAGCAGCATTGGCAATACCAGCTACTACCATTGGAGCAACCATTTTATGTTCCTATTCTATATTAATGTTTACTTATTTGAAGCAATACTAGCGCCAAAATAAGCACCGATTATAGCTTGGAAGCTGGGGATGATAACGGGAAGTATCACACTCCCTTGTAATTGCACCCATTCCTGTGTTATTTTTCTGGTATCTATTAAGCCAAATAAATGCTTACTACCAGTTTGTATTTCTTGTATTACGTTGATTGGTTGCACAATAGGGAATATTGCTATGACTACAATAATAGATGTAATCGATAAAGCAATAATTCTCCGTGTAAATGCAAATCCAGAATTCTGTGAGGCCATATTATTAACGGACGCGATAGCCTCTCGCCGCCCTTTAAACGCATCGAACATCGCCTTGCGTTCATCTACTTTGTTCTGCATCCCAATGCTTAGTAACTTTACCAAAGCACCAAAGATACCCCCGCCTATAAGCGGTAAGATTTCCATAAGCATTGAATTCTCCTTAAGTTTCAGAAAGCCCCAACTAAGGGGCTCTCTTTATTTTGGTGCAGCCATTTTTTCTACAGCTGATCTAATAGCCTTTATATTCTCATCCATCCGACCCAATGCTACGGCTTGCCCTTGAACGATTTGTTGCAAGGTTTCAATTCGTGTATCATGTCGCACAATCTCTTTAGCATTGGCTTGCACACCGCTATTTAAAGCAGCAACAAACCAAACTAAAGCGACAGTTTGAGTAATAATAGCTAGGATAAAACTAACAGGCATAGTCTTTGATAAATGCCAAGGTTGCTCTTCCATATTTAGTACTTTCTTTAGATATATTACTCAGGTTTAGTCGGCCAAGTGATGTCTGTAGGAAAGCCAGATTGTG